TTCTTAAGAATAGAGGGCTTGATTTCTAGTTCTTCTGCGATTGCCTTAATAGTATCGTTAAGACCTTCGTTAAGAGTATCAACTTCGTGAAGAACACTCATACCCTCGTTAACTAGTTGGGTGAGTTTGATCTTTGCTTCATTATTAAATGTACGTGTGGTCATGTAGGTTACTCCTGTATTGTGACTTTGTAAGTATACACGATTAAATGTGGCTAGTCAATACTTGATTTAACCGTTTTAATTGCGTGTATATTTTAGGTTGTGATGATGAAAATCAATAATTGATTCTAATAAACTTTCATCTTCTTGTAAAGCAGAAAGGAAATTATTGATGTTAATACGTGCTAATTGGTTAAACCGATCGTAATTATATTCAGTGTCAATTTTCAACTGTTCCATTAATTCGGGTTCTTTTTTTTCAATAAGGGTTCTTAAATTGGCTGCATTAGTTACAACCGCATCAAGTCTGTCATTTAAACAATCAATCGTATCATAATCTGTAATTGTAAGATACTCATTGAATGTTTTGAATCCCAATTCTTTAAGTCGAATGACATTAAACGGTGCGCCAACCATAATAAATGGATGTTTATTTGAAAATACTCTCCAGGTCTTTTCTGTCATCAAGTATGTGCCACTGGTTACCCAAGTTTCGCTAATGATACTAAATCCGGTTTTCTCATACAAACTAATGTCACATGGATATCCAATATGAGAGAAAGTCCATACAGTGTCATCATAATTGGGTTTATAATCTAATGTGCGTTCACAATGCTGTATAAAATTGTTATATTCTTCAGTGGTGTAATCAGAAAAGAACTTATTTCTTATTGCTTGTTTTTCCTGTTCCGGAACAATAAATGACCAAGATAAGTTGTGTAAGGTATCAGTCTCGTAGAACTTTTTTAACAAACCCACTCTATGTTCTTTGTTTCCTTTACCACAAAAGAATAGTCCTTTACCTGTAGTAGGATTGTATTCTTGTACCTTTTCATGATTTTTCATAGAGGTATTGTAGTATACGTATAGCATCCCCCAGTTAAGGTTAAGGATATTACCTGAATTGATTGTTTGATGATCATCTTGATAGAGTCCATCTAAAACAAAATAGTATTTTATTTTAAAATGATCAAGAACATTTCTAAATGCTTCTAATCCCAATGAATTTATTTCAGTGATTAGTAAATTTTCAAAGATATGAAATAATAATACAGTTTTACCAGCATGGTGTTCACTGATATGTTTGATATCCAAATAAAAATTTTCTATGTCAACCTGACCATAGAAATGATTAACTGAATAATGAGATAGGTGAAGAAAGATATATTCCTGCATTACTGAAATATATGTCTGTTTTTCTCACCATAGATTTTAATATATTTTCCAGCAAGCATGTCTGCCATTGCTTCAATAGGACTGCCTGGATAACTATCACCCGGCTTGATCATATTCAATTCACCCTGACGTACATGAACTAGTTCATGGAATACAGTACGCCAAATGTCAACTAAGTTTCTATTGGCAGTATACACCCAAACTTTATCGTCACCCATAATATGCCCGCCGGTATGATGATTTGTTTGCGCTTCTTCGGTGTCCATGCTCAATTGAATTTTGGGTGTATCTTTAATGTGAAGTTTTTCACAAGCCCATTGAGTAAACTTATCAACTTCATTTTCTAAGTCACAATCTACATTATCGACTTCATCAAGTTTACCTTTGATCCAATTGTCAGGTGTTTTCTTGAACTGCTTTTGGAAAAGAGTTTGAAGTGCTTTGTGAGTGATTTTATGTTTACTTGCGACTCTGCGAACCAAATCATCAATGGTAGTATAGTCATGCTTCTTCAATGATGGTAATTCTTTTGCCAACTCAGATACAGCAGATTCATACATGCTTTCACCACCGCCTCCGTCGCCACCCTCACCTGACTCACTGCCACCAAAGCCATAATAAGCGAACCCAGGAAAGAAATATTTCCTAAGTTTAGATTTTTTTCTCTTGCGTTCTGTAATAAATTCTGTGGCTCTCATAGTCTAGTATTTATCCCAAAAGTAAGCCCGAGATAACTCGGGCCTACTCTTAACATCTAAGATGTATTAGAACTTAGTTGTAAGTCCTAAACCAATTGCGTCAGTGTCATTACCACCACTACGTGTGCGATAATAAGTGACTCCTGCATTGGTCTTCTTAGTTAGTGCATATGAAATACCGCCGTGTAGACGATCTTCCTTAAGGTTGCCTTCGCTGAAACCTTCACGATGACGATAACCACCGTTAACGGTTAAACCTGCTGTTAGTGGGCGACTAAACTTGAGGCCTGCACCCCAAAAGTTAAAGTTTCCACCACTTGCATGATCAGCAAGGCGCTGACCAACTTCTGTGTAGGCTACTGGCTTAAATCCAGCAAATTCACGTAATTTAGTTCCAGCCTTAACTGAAACGTTAGAAGTTAATTTACCTTCATTTTCAGGCTGGCGAGCCTGAAGTTCTGCACCTAATAGTACTGAGCCAAAAGCCTTCTTCCATGCTTCGACACGATACTCTGTGCTATCAGCCCTACCACCACGCGGATCAGATAAACGAACTTCACCAGTTAATGATGAGTCCGCAAATGCTGTTGCGGGTAGTACGGCTACTGCCAATAATGCTACTGTTAAAAGTTTCTTCATATAGTTTTTCCTCTTTTTAAAGAATCGTATTTTCTACGATATTAATATTTAAGTCAGGTCTCTGTGTGTAAATTTTTTATTATTTCCCAGTTTAGGTAGTTATCTAACTGCCATATCAAATGTGAATAGAACTACTGGCACGGCTATTGCCAACATACTAGTTCCTATTAACACTCTATCAACCATGTCAGCATGTGCTTTAGCAATAATCTCTTTTCGTTTTCTTTCTGCTTCAGTGCGTTCTTTATACATTCTCACACGCTCGGACATCATCTCATCCCAAACATCTTTATTACCACTCCAGATCAACAAATCTTTTAATTGTTTTTCTGCATCACGTAATGCCTTGCTTTGCATGGCAGTTTGTATTGATAAGGCCCTAATTTGTCCATCTGTCATTGATGAACTCTTTTCCTGTAACTTGAGATTACCTGTGTGTACTGTATCACAATGCTGAAAGAATTTAGCAAACTGACCACCAAGACTGTTGATATCCTTACCCAATGCTATAGCCTGTTTAATGCCACCTACTGTTTTCTGTGCGACAGCAAATGCTATACCAATTGAGACAGGATCTATCATTTTTTCTTATCAACTTTCTTTGGTGCATCTCTATCTCGCCATTCTAAACAAACTACCTTACGATTGTAAACATCCCCAGTCCATGTCCAACGAACACATTCATACCGTGCCGCTGATGACGGGATGATAATACCCATCACCAACAACACTATGTATTTCATCTGTTTGCCAATGGATTGTCAAGTGCTTGCTTAATCTTACCTTCTAATCTACGTTCCATACTTTGGTTCTCACGTTTTAGTTCGCTAACGGTTGATTGTACTTCTCTATTGTTTGCTTTTAGTGTGACTTCCATATCACCACGGATAGAACGAACCTCTGAACGTAAATCTCTAACACTATTGTCAGTTTCACGCTGGCTAGTTTTAGCAGTACGTTCTACATCGGATACTACATCATCTAAACGACGGACATCATTCTTTAAGTCAATCTTAATATCACGTGTATATTCTAGTTGCTTTTGGCTATTTTCTTCAATAACTGCTAATCTCTTGTCAAAGTTTGTCAAGTCGGGCGCAACATATTTTTCAATCTTCATCTTCATATTGCGATAGTCATTGTAGAATTCGAATGCACCCCAACTTGCACCACCCAATGTAGTAAGTACAGGAATTGCTACAGCAAGAAATGTGCTGTTTAGTTTTAGTTTGAAGCCAGCAATACTGAATTCATATGGCTTTGCCTCTTTCACGGATTGTTCGTCAATAATACTCATTTTATTTTTTTTCTCCATATTGTTGGTTCACCATTTCTTGGTGTTTTAATTCACTAGCAAAGTTTAATAAACGTACTGCTCGTTGATTATCTATAACTCTTTGATTTCTATAGATTTCTTTTGGTGCATAAAATGCAACATCTTTAAGCATATATGATGTGTACAGATTATATCCATTGGGTACAACTGCCATACTTGCAATATCAACGTTACCTGCTAATTCATTAGGCTGAATATTAGTTTTCACTGTTGAATTTGTTTGTTCATTGCGTTCTGTCATATTAACTCTTGTATTGTTTTCTACAATTGCTGTCATTGGATTAGCACGATTGGTTAAAAAGTTAGATGCAAATAAACTGTTTTCCATATCAGATGATCTAAAGTCGCTGAACACTGGTGCTGTAGGTTGGATAGTTGACTGCGATTGCTCTTGACTT